ATTGCATTAGTAGTCTTTTTATATGCTTTGGACTTTTTACCTCTAATATTGGCGTCTACTACATCATCCAAGGCCTGTACTACTGACTTAGAGCCTTCTACATTTACTAAGTTAAGAAGTGCTCTTTCATGTTTGGCCACAAACTGTGTTAAGGCTATGTCATACTCTCTTTTCAGCTTTAGCTCCGCGGACTTACCTATATTATCTCTACCTAATTCTGGTATAATCAAAGTAAGGGTAAGGTCTGCATGTAACTTCTTGCTAGTAATCTTTCTAGCGAATGTAGCTCTTAAAGCCGGAGACGCTAAATTCAATTGATTCTGCATTTTTCTTCTTAACTGCGCTACTATGGGGGCTTCCGCAGCTCCTCCGGTTAATAAAGACATAGACTTATCTAGTCTATCTTGCCCGGACTCTCTTACTGCTGCGAATACATGGCCTCTATGTGTGCCTAACCCTTCTGACTTTAATAGTCCTGCGGTCTTTGCAGATCTAAACATTCTTCCAGCTTGTCCAAAGTTATTTAAAACTATGTACTGGTTTCTAGGGTTATTTAAATTTAGTTCGTTCGCTTTATTGGCGTTTTTAGCCGCATAAGCTCGGGCAAATGCTTTGAACTTCTTAGCTGTTTCTGCATCTAATCCTGCAGCCTTAAGAGTAGTATTGTCAATAACGACTGCGTGTAGTTGCCTATTTAAGACATTTTTACGAAAACTTTTAGTACTGGAATCAAAATAGTCCAGCATAGGCTTTAGATACTTCTCTAGTTTCTTTTGACTCATTAGCTAATATGCCTATAGTGCTCCAAGATACGTTTGATATGTGGGGGGAATTCTGAATGTAAAGACTGACTGCGAGATACGTTTTTAATATCTGAGCCTGGCATAGACTTAGCAGGAGTTGACTCTTTCTTTAAATAGTAAGTAGTCAAATCGTAGCAAGCTAGCTTCAATTCATTAGGAGTAGAAAGGTATCCACCTTTATAAACAAGTTTAACTGATTTAGGCCCATTAGGGAAGCTATTGCTCATCCTATGTCCTCTAGGAAATCTAAGATTACTTCTCATAATTTCCTGCGCTTCCGCATCAATTTCGTACTCTCTATCACAGGTCCAGAATTCACCGGCTGCTTCGCACGTTCCTTGTGTTATATACGAAGTATTACTACATTCGCCCGTCCATTTTTCAGAAGTGAAAGCCCAGCTTTCAGTATCTGTATGTCCGGTAGTTGCTGCAAAAGTTACAGCGATTTCACCTTCTAGTATTTGACTAGAACCAGTAATTACTACACTAGTTTCTTTCCAATTGCTTCCCCCATCACGAGACCATTTAAAGGTATCTGGAGTTCCTGTACTGTCGATTTGTACTTTGTAGCTTCGTCCAACTTCACCTGACGACGTATTTGCGTTGTATCCAGTGATCGTTAAATCATTTAAGCCTGAGCCAGTAAAGGCATCGTTGTTAATACAAGTCGTTTCAGTAGCCGCAGAAGAAAGAGTACATTGTGCAGTACCTGATTCTAAGAGATAGTAGTTGTTACTATCTGCGTTATTTTGTTCAACGGTTGCTTTATCCGTCCTAGAGTTTGTACGCTCTAGTAATTGAACTACTTCTACGATAGGTAATTCAACTGGGTAGAGAGAAGTTTCAGCACCGGTAGTGTCGAAATATTCTGTCTTTGCTGTAGCGTAGTGATCAATGAAAGTACGCCCACAGTAGGTTTTTATAAGTGCAGAAATCTGTGTCTTCAGAAGGTTAATTTCTGAATCTCTATTAGTACTATTAATACCAGCATAAGCCTTGTATTCACTAACTGTATATAGATCTGCCATTCTAATTCCTTATAATGCTTTTGTCCTAAGGACAAGGTTTTTATAAACAAACTAATGTATAATTCATTTATAAAAACCAGGGGTTTTACCCCCTGATTTTATGTTAACTAGTAATACTTATGATGCAGCGTATGTAATCATGCTCATAGAAGCTTTACCAGCAGCTCCAGACTCTTTAGCGATAAAGCCAAAGCGTCTAGTTGCTACCATAGCTTTCTGTTGTGCAATTACATCAGTAGCTGTTTCAACAGTTAAACCACGGTAGTTACCGATTAGGTAGTTCTGTGGGTTAACAATGATAGCTTGTGCCTTGCTTGCGCCTGCAGCTTCAAAAGCGTCAGATACAACAAGAGACATTCCGTAAAGTTTGCCTAATTCACCAGCTTTAATAGTAGCATTGTCGCCGTACTTATCAACTGTTGTAACGTTAGTATCGCTCAATAATGCATAGTAAGCAGCTTGAGATAAGAATACTGTTAAGTCTGAAGGATTCATTCCCCACTGACCCATAGTAACACGAGCAGCTAAGATTTCAGCAGCAGTACATGTATCAGATGTAGAACCAGTAAGTTGCGTGTTAGAAGTATGTCCACCAGCAAGCTCTTCAAGCTCAGTAAATGGAGCTGTAACGCCTGTTCCTAAGATAGAAGCGTCAGATGTGCGAGCCATACGACGAATAATAGCGTCACGGATCATACCAGCAACTGGAATCAATGCGTCTTCTTCTTCTTCGTAACCTAAGTACTCACGAGTAGCTAGTTTAGAAGCAGTCAATGTTACTTCTGTTAAGCCGTGTGCCTTAGTTACTCCAGAAGAAGTATCGTTAAATGCAGTACCTACACTGTCGCCATCATTAAGTGCGCCTGAAGCTACCCAAGTTGCGTCAACACCAGTATCTGGGTTGAACGGGAAGTTCATAACACGTGCGTTCATAGCAATTGAGTTAAAAATTGGCTCAACTACAACACGGTTTTGAATACCATCAAAGATAGTACTGTTCCAAGTAGTTTCCCAATCAGTATCGTTAAAACGAGTAGCTTTTTCGATTAGTTGTTTACCAACTTTAGTACCGTCAATTGACTTACCTAAAATTTTAGCAGTAATGTAAGCTGAGTTCAACTCATCTGATGTAGGTGCGTCTGAACCTGCATCTGAGAATTGCATCTTAGACTTTTGCATAGCAGTCATTTCGTCTTTAGCAGACTTAAGCTCTTCTGACATTTCAGAAATAGCTTTAGCGTAGTTATCGCCGTCAGCCTTAATTCTAGTCTCTAGAGCTTCTGCAGTTTTCTCTGCTTGGGTCTTACCCATTTCAATTGATTTAAGGTTAGCTTCTGATGCAACTTTTGCAGCTGTTTCAGCAACTTCGTTTTTGTATGTGTCTAATGCTGCTGCTGCAGACTTAGCCATCATTACTTCGATTTCTTTCTTGTCCATATTTAATTCCTTTAGAATATTATCTTGAGAAGTGGTCTTCTCTTCCTTTTGTAACTCTTCTTTCACTTCTTCTACTTTACCATAAGACTGCTTAAATGAGTTACACTCATCTTCGTTGTCAAATGACTTAGCAATAGAGAAAGTCGAATCTTGATTAGCGGGAACAGAAACAACACTTATTTCATATAAAGATAAATCTTTAATATAGAATGTGTCATCGTCCTTTTCATAGTCAGCATCTTTAATGCTAAAACCAACGCTAAATGTTTTTAAAACTCCATCTTTGATTAGGTTATATACCTCACCTGCAGCCTTACTAATTTCTGCAACAATCTCCAGTCCTTTGTCTGTTACGTTGTAATCGACAGTGGTACCTACTGGGCGCGAATAATCATGAAAAGCAAGGATAATAGGGTTTTTTAGATAATCATCCATACCACCCTTTGTCCAAGCCTCTTTAACGATTACGTCACCAGAACGGTCTTTGGAAACAGTATTAGCATAACCTTTGATTGTAAGAGTTTCAGACTTAGAGTCTTTCTCCACAACATCAAATAACGAGCTAATTTCAAATTTTTTGTTCATCATTGTCCTTGTTTTTCCGGGGGTCTTCCGCCCTCAGAGGGGTTGCCTGCACTTCCAGCAATGTTTGCCGGAATGCGTATATCATCATGACCATCTATCTTATTCAATCTTAACGACTCTCTAGCTTCGTTTGGAGTAATTACTCCACCATTAACTAGGGTACTATAGTATTTTGCTTTTTCATCTAACTCTGGCTGTAAAGGCGAGAGGTCTTCTAGGGCTGCTGCGAGGTCATAACCAAAATATCGTTCTAAACCACTGATTAGTTTCCTAACTAAAGGTAAAACGGTCTCTTGATACATTAATTTCTGGTTGGGTCTAATGTTAGCATTATTGCCACCATCCATCAAAATTGGTGGGATTCCTATAACCTTTAGAATAGTATTTTCTAAGTTAGTTACTGAATCCTCAAAATCTAGTTTCTTAAAGTCTACATTTGAAATACTGTCTATCTCTAAACCACCATCTAGAACTAAAGGTCTACGACCTCCACTCTTTGGATTGTACTTCTGTGACCAAGAATTTATTAATCTTTCTTTAACTTTAGCACTAAGAGTATTTGGCGTCTTTAGTACTAACCCAGGAACTGCTCCATTCTTGAAGAAGTTGCTCTGGAAGTCTTTCATATTGTAAAGCAAGTTAATTGAATCTCTTGCTGAACTTATTCGAGATTTACCTCGATAGATAGACTCTGCTGAATTATCTTGAATATGAATTATCTCATCCGGCTTATATTTAGTGCCGTTGTAATCATACCCTTTTACAAATGTTTTTTTATCTGGGTGAATAGTTACATTCACTGCAGGTAAGTGATACATAGAAGCACCGTCGAAGTAGATAAATGCGTTACCGTCCATAATCATGTCTAAGAATATGTTACGTCTAAAGGCATCTGCCGACTGATAAGGATTAGGGTTTCTATTAAGTAGAGTAACTAGCTTTCTATGTCTAATAGTTGCTACTCCAGGAAATGACTCCTTATCTCCTACATCCATGTTTATCTGTGCTGCTGCATCTACAATCATGTTAACTCCACGATTAACTACTTCTAGTCTTTCGTAGGCTCTTTCGTACGGCATAGAAGGGGCTAATGGACCTTGTACTCCCTGTGATGCTGCTATTTGTGGTTGTGCTGGATTCAATTTTTGAACCAGGTTTTTAATTATTCCCATATTCTTTTACTCTTCTCTTGTCTACCCAGCGTTTCTGCTTGGGCCCAGTGACTAAAGAGGGCTTCTTCCCGTATATCGAATGTAGTTTTAAATGATGTGTATGGCAGAGAGTAATTGTGTCATCATAAATTTCTTTATGGTGTGCCTCAATAAACTCATCCCTCATATCCATCATATCTTCTGCAGTCAATATAACGAGTTTTTTCTCTTTAATCCACTTATTAAGAAGCTCCGTTACACTGAAAAAGTGATGGAAGTCTAACTTCTCGACTCCGCCACAGATGTAACATTCTTCATCCTTTACATAAGCTGACTTTGCGCGGTCTCTTATGTATTTAATCTTGTCTCTTTTAAGTTCACTCATAAGTTGATTTCTTAAATTTTCTCTTTATATGGGGAATTATATCAAATTTCAACACAAAAGTCAAGAGCTATTTTTCATGTGGTGACAACTAGAACGTTATGTCCGAGACAACGAACGTGTACAAGGCATAACGTAGGGCATCCGACATATGAGATGCCATGTTATGTACCGGCTTTTCTGTTAGTAGATGTTCATTAGGATTCCATTGGTACTGATCTAAAGACATTAGGGAGTGGTCGCAGCGTTGGTCTACAATTAATTTGTTATTATCTACAATAGTGGCTACGGAAGCAATTCCGTCTAATACACTCTTTGTAGCGTTAATTGTACTAATATCATAATTCTGTGCTAGGTCAAATCTCATTTGCTGTGCTGCAGAGTCAATGTATATTGCGTCAATACCCCATTTATCAATAAGCTTCTGAATAACTAAAGCATGTTGTTCTGTTGTCTTCTCCGCTTCCATATACTCGTCTAATATATAGTATGTTTCTGAATCCCAATCATATGCAATTACACAGAACGCTGTTGGATCCCTATAACCTACGTCTAGTCCCGCGAATACATCCATCTTAGATACATCCAGTTCTTCTAAGTCTGCAACACATTCTTCATAGTTGAAGTCCCATACTTGCCCTTCAAAGGTATTAAAGGAAGCTAAGTACTCTTGTTCGAACTCCGCCTTGGACATCCCCTTCTGTGCTTCATCGATATCTTTCTGTGAAATTCTAGGGTTCTCGTGGTACGTTGCTCGTATTGAGGCCCAGTTGTCGTACTCGTCATTATACCCCCTCTGATAAAAATCAGA